AATTGATAGCGAGGATCATCACATATAACGTGAGTTTATGCGTTATAGTAATAAACGCAATAGTGAAAATCTTTAATTACTAGTGAAGAAGTTAAAGTAGTAGATAATTCTTTTATGAAAGAAGCCAATACTGATTTTTCAGTAGAATCTCAAAAATTACAAACAGAAGTGGCTACGGTCACTACCAGGCAGATAGTAGATATGACTGATAGCAGGGATAATATTTTTATGCCTGTCACTGATATACCGGACGAGTACCGAGTAGATCCCAAACCGTGGATCAATAGACCCTTCTTTGTTGATCGTGTCAAATTCTCGTCATCTGACAAAAGATACAGTGTATTGGTATCTTCCATTAAGTATCTCCCTGGAGATGTAGCTAGATCTAATGAGGCGCTTTTGAATATGTTCAAAGTTGCCGCATTAGGTCGACCCGATTTGGTTCTAAATGTATCTATGGCTGGCACCATAGGACATGCTGGCTGCGTTTTAGCAGCTATATTGCCACCGCTGCCTTCATACCCTGACGATGCCCGATACTATATAAACACCGCACTCTGTGGTCCACACGCTTTTTTAAATGCTAATGAAGCAACTTCAGCGGTACTTCCTGTACCCTGGTACTGTAACACAGACATGATGTCTTTGGACATGGACGACAGAGCGGACTATTCACCTGCTTTCGACTTAAACGTTGCTAATGGTAATTATGGCACTTTGATCTTTATAGTCATGAACCCATTAAGTGTTAGTACTGGTTCCACTGGTGAGGTCAATATCATTGTTGAAGCTTGCTTCCGCAATTTCGATATGGTCGTTCCAACACCACGCTATATCACTTGGGTCGCTCAAGCTGGAAACCTTAGCATGTTGAACCCAAACTACGATCGGTATGCAGAACTTTTGGCTCAATTGTCCGATCTTCTGCCGGACCATGCTGAGGCGAAGCAGGAGAGTAAAGCACAAAGGTTTTTGCGTAGGTTGAGAGTCATGGCGCTCATTGCTAGTTTAACCACTTTGACGATGTCATGTGTATCTCATCTATCAAACATTGATTGTATAGATGCTGAGGAAGTGGATGTTGTCGAGATGGTACCACAAGCCGGTATCTTATCCACTATAGGGAGCGCTGTTGTACCTGGATTGATAGGAGGTGCGGTTTCTTTTGGCAAGAAAGTCACTGGAGATTTGCTAGACAAGGTTGGGAGTACAATTAAGCGTTGGACTGGATTGCATAATCCTAATGAGGCTGTTATTAACCAGAGGATAATACAATCTGATGTCAATTTTTCTAATGTTGTTGATACCAAACAATTCTTTGAAAAATTGGATCCACATGCTAATAGCAATAGGATAGTATCAGAACCTATTTTTGGCACTACGATCGATGAAATGGATGTCTCTAATATTACCGCTAAAGACCAGTTTTTAGGTACATTTCAGGTATCTTCCACCGATGTGATGGGAAAACGCCTGTGGAATAAACCTATATCACCATTTCAAGGTGGTTTAGGCACTTTGCCTGCTGGAATTATGTGTGTTAATAATTTGGAGTTATTACATTCCATACATCGTGGTTGGCGTGGTGGTTTAAAACTTAAGATTCAATCTGTTATGAATAACAAGCAGCAGGTTAAACTTAAGGTTATTAAGTATTATAACCCTTCACCCGCATCCCTGATATCTTATCCTGATTACCTGTCGGTGGTCAACGCCCCTTCCCACTTGCTAGAGTTTACACAGGGTGGACAAATGTTAGAGGTTAATCTACCCTATCTTTGCCGCAATGCTATAACACCGCGTGGAGAAAATCCCGATATGGAGCCTATGATGCATGGTATATATTATATATACTTAGCTCAACCTCTGGTTACATCTGATGGATCACCTGCTGTGGCTGAGTTTAACGTGTATATGTGTGGAGATGAGGATCTCCAGTTCTATGGCTACGTTACATCTAATACTTACCATGGTAGCTTTTATTATGAGCCCCCCACACAGCAAGTTTCCATACCTGAAGAGTTTACTACTTTAGGATTGGCAGACATGTTTCATTATAACCCCCCTGATGCAGCGGCGGCAAGAAGGACTGCGAAAGTGGTTTCAGATTTGACCTCTCGGTATGGTTTAGATCAGAAGTACTTTAACGATGCGCGCAATATAATAGTTAAAGGAGGCGTAGTAGTTGCGATTCGATCGACACCTAATATGCCCAAGGTAACCGGTCCAACGGCTACTGGGGAAGAACCTTATAACTTTGATAACGTTCTGGAGTATGCTAATGAGAGTTTTTCAGCTCAATCTGCTCCTTTGACGGTTATGAACGAACCACAAGAGCAACACACAGATCTTAAGTCACAACGAGAAACTGAGCCTGTTGAGATTACACGACTTATGCCCACCGTTAATATGCGGGATATCGTGAGGAGAATGTACAAGTCTGAAGTAACTAGGCTTGAGGTCAGCCCTGAAGATTCTGTTGTTCGCGTATATCCGTTGGCTAAATATGTTAGTGAATTGCCTAATGATTGGGCTTACACTCCTGTCTCTTTAATATCTAGAATGTACTATGGCAAGACCGTTGGATTTAAAATACGAATCACGGT